AACCCCAAAAGGCGGAACAATCCTAGACCCTTATATGGGTTCAGGCTCAACAGGTATAGGAGCAAAATTAGAAGGCTTTGACTTTATAGGTATAGAAAACAACGAAGAATATTTTAAAATAGCTAACAAGAGGCTATGCCAAGAGGGTTGGCTATAAAGCAGTAAGCGGAGAGGTAAGCGGAAAGAACAATTATTCATATTAGCTTTGAAACTTATCTCTCTAATTTACCCTGTTGATAACTATTTAAAAGGAGGGCTTGACAAGTGAATTTAGGCATGCTATACTGTACACAAGTGAAGATATCAAACGAAAGGTTACGAAAAAGGCTTTCCGTTATTAATTTCCTTATAACAACGCAATAAGTTGACAAATAATTTAAAAGGTGTATAATAGGAGATAGTTAAAACAAAACTTATGACAATGAAGTTTCACAGTAATTACAAATCAATAATTGTAGCTAGCAAAGCTAAGATGGTTATGGGTCGTGAAACACCTATTGTCGCCGTCTTAGCTTTTTTAGTTGTAAAAATATGAGACCAATAGTTAGAGGCCGAATCTTAAAGAAGTGTGGAAATAAGTGTGTTAATTGCGGTGCAACTGAGAGACTGGAGGTTGACCATAAAATTCCCTTGTCACGAGGGGGGCGACACGACGAAGACAATATGCAAATTTTATGTAAAACCTGTAATTTGAAAAAGGGGAAATCAATAGATATAAACCAATATTTTATTGAAGGAGATGGAAGAAATTATATATATATTAGAGATGACTTTCCGCTTGAAGCTTTTGGCGGTAAAGAATTCAAACATATATTTGAAACTAAAATAAAAGAGTTATGCCCAAAATACACGGAGGATATTATTTAAAAGCAAGATGTGTGCAAAACAGCACAATCTCAACAGCCCCACCACACGTGAGGGAAATATGGGATTGGATATTAAGGGAAGTAAATCATAAAGAGGGTAATTCTAGCGGTAGAGTAATTGCTCGTGGAGAATGTGTTAGAACGTATGAGAGTATTCTTGAAGGATTAAAATGGAAGGTTGGGTATAGGACAGAAAGGTATTCTAGGAGTCAGTGCGAAACTGCAATGAAAGTGCTAACGAGAGAGGGTATGATAACCACAACGAAAACCACACGAGGAATGGTAATAAAGGTAGTAAACTACGACAAATTCCAGACTCCTAGCAACTACGAGAACCACAACGAAATAAAGACGAGAACCACAAGAGAACCACAACAAAGCCACACTATAAACAAGAATGATAAGAATGTAAAGAATGATAAGAATGATAAGAAAGATATAAAACTACACCAAAAAGTTGATTATTTATTAAATATTCCAAAGAAAGATATTAATGAATTTATTGGAAAATTTAATGTTACTGAAGAAATAGTAAAAGAAAAAGGTGAAAAGTTTTATTATTATTGTTTATCTAAAGGAAAAGATAAAGGTAAGGATGCCTATAAAAATTTTAAAGCAGCATTGAGAAACGCATTAAGTGATTTTGGGAAAAAATTACCAGAAGATGTAGAGATGGCTAAAAGGATAAAAGCTACCCAGGAGAAAAGTAATATATCATCACCACAAGCAAAAGAATTAATTAATAAAATGAAAGCATAAATTTATGAAAAAAAGCGAAATATTAAGAGAATTAAAAAAGATGCCCTGTGGTCTTAGTCGTAAACTACAAATTGGTGAAAATCAAGCTGGTTTAAATTTTTTTTGTAAAGCACATAAAGATTAAATTAAGTGGGAAAAGGTTTATTGCTATAATTGTTTATGAAGTAGTTAAATAAAAATATGGAAAAACTAATAAAAAAAATACAAAAAGCTAATAAAGAGGTTAAGCAATTTTTAAGTGAGATAATATAATATGAAATTACTATTTTGCAAAAAATGCAGTGATACTTTCAATTTAAGGAAGAAACATAAGGAGTGCGAATGCGGAGCAATAGGTGGAAGATACTTAGATGATAAAAACGCAGTTTATTATGGAGATAAAGCGTCAGCATTCGCTATTGATAATTACTCTTTCCAAGCAAGGGTTATGGGGAGAGTTCTAAGGAGGGAGCATAATAATATGTATGATCAGATTCACGGGAACGGAATGATACAATGTTGGCTAATGAGGTATAGAAATTCCCCAAACCCAAAGTCAATATCAAGGATAGATAAGAAAGCTTATAACGTGTGGATAAAAGATTGAGAATAAATAGAAAAGGTTGTATAATATATCTATTAATAATTAAGGTCGAAACTTTATGGTCGAAGATGATAAGGAGGTAAAAGAGGATCAGGAACTTAAACGTCCAGTATGCTTTGGAGAATATTATTCAGGGAGTAGTTTTTGTAGAATAAAATGTGGACACGCTAACGAATGTGTAAATAAAACTAAGGAATAATTATGGCCAAGATAAAACTAAAATATCAAAAGTGGTATTAAGCTAAAAAACCTAGAGCTTAAGTTTAATTTAAATAACAATATGACAAAAGAAGAACTAACAATCAAAAACGGAGAGCTTGCCGAAAAACTAAAGATGGCAGAGGATAGAGACGAGACTATAAGAAAGGAGTTTGCGATAGCTTTTAACTGGTTTGAAGAAAAACGAGACTTCGGATATTCTAGTAGCGAAAAAGAATTTAAAACACCAACTTGGTGTGAAATATTTACCAAGATAGGAAAACTTCTATCACAAAAAGACCTTTACGATTTAGAGAGGAATGTATCAGAGATAGAATTTAACATAGGGGACATAAGAAATACCTTAAAAGAGAAAACCAAGTAGGACTAAAAGATATTGAGTACGAACTAAGAAAATCAAAATATAAATTAAAAAAATATGAAGATAATACTTAAAGGAACTCCACCATCGACATCACATATTTATAAATATAGAAATGCTGGAAAGTTTATAATGGGATATATGAGTAAGCAGGGAAAAGACAAAAAGGAAGAGTACAGATTAGAAATGATAAACCAATGGAAGAAACCCATACTGACCGAAGAATTTAAAATAGATGTCACATATTACTTTGGAGATAAAAGAAAAAGAGATTGGGACAATTTCAACAAACTATGGATGGACGCAGGGTCAGGAATAATTTGGGAAGATGATAAACTAATATCAGACGCTCACGTGCATAAGAGATACGATAAGGAAAACCCTAGGGTAGAAGTTGAAATAATTGAAAAGATAGAGTGTAATAATAGTAGGGCTTGATTTTTTACAATTAAATGGTAGAAAGTTCTTCAAAAAGAATAGTAACAATAACCCCTTGACTTTTAAATAGTAGTATGCTAAGATAGGTGTAGGTAAAGAGATATGCGTGTAGATGTGCCACTGGCAATCTCCCATAAATCAATATCTAGTTTAACTAATTAACTAATAAGGTCTTGTAATTTGTCCACGTCTTTCCCCTTATTGTCGTGGGCAATTTACAAGAGAAAACACATGGAGATTCAACTAGCAGGAGAATTACAAGAGAAGTTTAAGCAAGGCTACACTTTAGCTGGAGAAAACGAAGACGGAGAACTTGAATGGTTCTCACCAACAAGAAAGTCTGCAGGAGAAGTGTTAAGTGAATGTATCCCTAACGCTTTTAATAGAAGAGCGGAGGAAGTAAAACCAGAGGACTGGGCTAAATGGTACGCTCACAAAAGCAACAAAGAAATGGCAATCGAAGGACAAGAGCGAGAGGAAGAATTAAGAGAGGAAGAAATAGAAAACGAAATAGACGATATTATTTATAATAAACAATAGTATGAAAAAGCTAATCGACATCCAAAAAAATCTAGTCGCCCCTAAATCACAATACAATTCTTTTGGAAAATATAAGTATAGAAGTTGTGAGGATATTCTAGAGGCGGTAAAGCCATTGCTAGGAACAGCCACCCTAACTATTTCAGATGAAATAATAATGCTGGGGGATAGGTTTTATGTAAAAGCCACCGTTATTCTGAAAGACGAAAAAGAAGAAGCAAGTGTATCGGCTTACGCTAGAGAATCATTAGATAAACGTGGAATGGACTCAGCACAAATTACTGGTTCGGCATCTTCTTACGCTAGAAAGTATGCTTTAAACGGAATGTTTTTAATTGATGACACGAAAGACTCAGACAAAACAGAAACAAAGGTTGATATAGAAAAAATAAAAGCAGATGTTTCTAAAATCACAGACATCAAAGAACTGAGAAAGTATTATAAAAAAAACAAAGGATTAGGAAAAGAAGTCTCAGAGTTGATAACAAAAAGGTCTGATGAAATTAAAAACTATATACCAGTAATAAAAACAAATGGAAAATAATATACAAGGAAGCGATGAGTGGCTAGAGGATAGAAAAGGAAAGCTAACCGCCTCAAATGCTCAAGCTATTTCTGCTAATGGAAAAGGACTTGAAACTTATGTCTATACTCTACTATCAGAAAAGTATTCATCAAACAATGAAAAATACACCAACGAAGATATGGAAAGAGGAAACGAACTCGAAGCAATGGCTAGAAAACTTTACGAGCTAGAAAAAGATGTCGAAATAAAAGAGGTTGGATTTATTGAGATGGATGAGTTTTCAGGAGCAAGCCCAGATGGTCTAATCGGAGAAGATGGTTTAGTAGAAATAAAAAGCCCGAACGATAAAAACCATTTCTTTATTGTTTCTACCGAGAAAATAGAAACTAAATATATTTGGCAAATGCAAATGCAAATGTTAGTTACTGATAGAAAATGGTGTGACTTCGTTTCATTCAACCCTAATTTTGAAAAAGAGCTAGTAATAATAAGGGTTGAAAGAGATGAGAAGAAAATAGAAAAACTTAAAATAGGTATAGAAGTAGGTAAGGAACTAATAACTAAAATAACAAAACAATATGGAAAAACAACTTGAAAAATTTAATCCAACCAAATCAGAACTATCTATTTTAGTAAAAAAATATTCTGGAATAGAAATAAAAGGGATAGAAGATGAAAAAGGATATGAAATAGCAGTGGACGCAAAAAAAGACTTAGTGAAAGCAAGAACCTCCATTACTAATTTTGGTAAAGAACAAAGAGATGAGGCTATAAAGTGGCAGAAAGAAGTTTTAAGGCAGGAGAAAGAGTTAGTCAAAATGATAAAACCGCTAGAAAATGAAATAAAAGAAAAAATACAAAATATTGATGATGAAAAAGAAGCTGAAAAAAGAAAGGTTTTGTTACCGATAAGAATTGAAAAACTTGAAGCAATAGGAATAAAATTGTTAGACGGTGAAATATTAAGAATGGATGAAACTGAATTTGCAACATATTTTAATGAAGAAAAGGAAAAGTTTTTAGCTGAGAAGGAAAGAAAGATAGAAGAAGACAAGTTAACAGTAGAAAGAGAAAATAAACGCCAAGCAGAACTAGAAGAAGCTAGAAAACTTGCAGAAGAAAATGCTAAACTAGATTTTGAAAAAAAACTCAAGGAGCAAAAAGAAGAACAGGAAAGAATATCCAGAGAAAATGAACAAAGAAAAATAAGGGAAGAAGAAGCTAGAAAACTTGCAGAAATTGAAGAAAAAAAGAAAATGGAAAAAGATAAAAAATACCAAGATTTTCTTAAAAAATGTGGTTATAATGACCAAGAATTTAAAATAGAAAGAATTGGTAGTAAAGTTATATGCTACAAAAAAGTAGGAGAAATAATAATTTAAAATAATACAATGGAAAATGAATTTATTGACGGTCTAATGGTTAAAAAACCCAACGAAAAAGCACCAGAGTTTATAATCGCTAACATATCAATCAAGCGTGAGGAGTTAATCGAATGGTTACAAGGAAAAAATGAAGAATGGATAAATGCCGATATTAAGGTTAGCAAAGAAAAAGGAACTTATTACGCCAGTGTAAATAACTGGAAACCAAAATCAGGTGAACAAAAAGAGGAAGAGGTTAAAATTACAGATGTACCATTTTAAGTTATTGCTATGAAAAGAAAATACGAGGCTAAAATTTTAATAGAAATAGAAGCAGAAACGGTGGCAGAAGGACTTAAAAAAGTTAAGGAAGATTTAAAGATATTCAACCTTATAGATGTTAAGCCAGTTATAAGCTCAAGGACACTATCTCAAAACAATTCGCTACACTTATTCTTTACCGAGTTAGCTAATGAGTTAAACGACAAGGGATTAGATATGCGAACACTAATCAGAAAAGAAGTAGAGGTTAGCTGGACTACCTATACAGTAAAGGAATATCTATGGCGACCACTGCAAAAGGTTTTGACTGGAAAAAGTAGCACTACAAAGCTAAACAAAACCGAGGAGATATATTTAATTTATAAGAATTTAAATAGGATACTTATCGAGCGTACAAAGGGAGAAATTAATTTCCCAATGTTCCCTAGTTATGAAAATCAATAAGAAGAATATATAATCAAATTTTTAAATAATATGAAAGCAAAAAAAGGAAGCCAGCTACACATAGAAAGAATCAAGCAAGGTCAAAGACAGTTTTTCTGTGCAAGGAATAAGGAATGGCAAACAGAACTGTTCTCAGAGATTAGAAGAGAGTACGCTGATGGTATGCCTAAGAATAAGATTATGTATATGCGAGGGATTAGTAGAAAGTATTTAAATGAAGATATTTTAGAGCCATTTTTCAAAGGTAAATAATCCTTGACAAATGGATAGTAGTATGCTAAGATTAAATAGTAATCAGCTATAAATAAATAAAAATATGTTCTCTATTCTGATGATAATTTTAATGATGATAGCACTATTGATTTATTTATGTGCTTATTTAGACTTAGTTGATGAAAATAATTATTAAACAATAATAAAATGAAAATAATTGGAAGAAAACTATCGGTTATAATTTAAAAAAAGTGTTAAATAAAAAATTAAGAAATTGTTGGGTGAGCAATAACAAGAAATATGAAAAATTTAAAACTGACTTTAAAAAAAGCAATAAATTCTAAAATTGCTTATCTAATACTAGGACTGATAATCGGTATATCAATGACTTACAATGTAGTTGAAGGAAAGAAATTCTATGAATATGTGATAATCGGCTTAGCACTAGCAAGTGAACCAAGAGATTTAGATAATCGCCAAGAAGTAATACCTCAAGGGGGCGGAATGGTGAAAGCTGAGCCGTTGCAGGAGGAGAAGCTAACTATTCCTTCACAGGGTAGTATAGACGAACTGATTGCATATTACTTCAAGGGCGATAGTGAAGACGCACTAAAGATAGCCAAATGTGAATCTGGATTGAACCCTAAAGCATTCAATCCAACTAATAATTCAAACGACAGAGGGATATTCCAAATTTCAGCCAAGTGGCATCCAGAAGTTAGCGATGAGTGTGGATTTGACGCTACCTGTAACATAGAGCAAGCTCATAGGATTTTCCTAGAGAGAGGATGGGGTGAGTGGGCTTGCCAAGATATCTTGACAATTAAATAAAAAACTGATAGAATGTATCTATAATTATCTTAGCAACAAAGATGGGTGCATCCTGCTAAGAGTGCATCCTTTTTTGTTAAAAAACTATGAAAATACGAGTTAATAAAGTTACGGTACTAATAGATGAGGAGGATTACGAAAAAATAAAAAATATATATTGGTATGAAAAAAAAGATAAACATACATCATATGCGATAGGGAGCAAAAAAATAAAAGGAGTCCGTACTAGATATAAAATGCATAGACTCATATTAGGATTAACTAATAGCGAAATTTTAGTAGACCATATAAACCATAACGGCCTAGATAATAGAAAAGAAAATTTAAGGAAATGTAATAGAAAAGAAAACGCTAGAAATAGAAATATTGATTGTAGAAATAAGTTGGGATATAAAGGCATAATATTGATAACAGATAGAAATTTAAAAAATAAGTATAGATGTCGTATAACAGTAGACAATAATAGTAAACACATAGGGTATTTCAAAACTATAAAAGAAGCGGCATTAGCATACAATAAAGCGTCGTTAAAGTATCACGGAGATTTTGCAAACTTAAATGTATTAAAATAATATGAAAATATCACCAATAAAAATTAGTATGCTAAGGCAATGGTTGAACGAAGACCGTATTGATGACCCAAAGAAAATGATAACTAATTCTGATATTGAATACTGGCTTGGGATTATAGACAGAGAAACATTCCGCAAGCAACAGAAAAAAGAAAATAGTGCTATGAACAAAGCAATCAATAACATAAGAACTGGATTAATTAATTAAGTTTAAACAAATGATAACAAAACTAGAAAAATTAAGAGATGAAGCTTGGGCGAGGAGTGAAAAGTATAATAAGGAATTTGGAGGCTTTGATATTATAGATGATGATCTTAGAGAAAAGATTAATCTATCAAGAGCTTCAGATGAATGGTATGGACTAGGAACGGCTTATAACAATGTAATTAAGATGTTAGAAAGTAAATAGACGAACTATACTCAGCTGTAAAGGCTTTTCACGACCATAAGATGAGAGACCTAGAAAAAGATAAACTACTATGAAAATACTTTTACTAACTATAACTACTTACATAATAATAATGTTATGGATGGGACTACAATAACCTGTGCAAGTTGCAACAAAGAAATAGACACAGGCAGCCAATCAATAGAAACTTATCTAATTAAGAACGGTAGATATTGTCAGGCTTGTAATATTAGGGCTGGAAAGAACTGTAAAGCTACTACCACAAAATTAGACAAGGAATATACATACGCTTATCAGTTAGAAAAACACCATATAAAGGCTACAAAAGAGTTGTAGTTTTATTTGCGTTAAATAAATTTGACAAACTGATTTAGATATGCTATTATTACAGCATAAAAAGATTAAATATCAGTCTTCAAAAGAGGACGAAAACCATTTTGAATCTTTTAAACATCACCCTATAAACAAAAAATCTTTACTAACGACTTAAAAATAGACTCGTACATTAATGGTATGGAAACAGATATAGATAAAGTACAAAACGAAATAATAAGAATAATAGAAGAAGATGGAGAGCTTAACAGTTAAAAAATTTAACGAGTTAAAGATAATTAGTTTTTTGCGTAAATATGAAGATAGAAAGCAAAGAAAAAATAAAACAAAATGGCAACAGAGAAACAAAAAAAAGCAGTAAATAACATGGTGGAAAATGGTGGAATTGTAAGTAAGGCAATGCTTGACGCTGATTACAGTGAGAACACAGCTAAAACACCACAGAAATTAACAGAGTCAAAAGGATTTAAAGAAATATGTGCAGATTGCGGATTAACAGACGAATTAATACTAAATAGCTTGACAGAAGATATAAAACTTAAACCCCAGAATAGAAAATCAGAATTAGAACTAGGAGCTAAAATAAAAGGACTTATAAAGGATAGAATGGAATTAAGCGGAGATAAAGAAAATCCAATATCAATAATTAGTTATGAAAGAGCAAAAGAAATTATCAACGGAGGAGATGGAAGCGATAAATGTAATAGCTCAAAATGAACTAATACCATTTTGCGGATTTGTTAAAAAATATAGTGCTAGCTGGTTGCATAGAGAAATAGCAAGACAATTAGAGAGAGTAGAGACGGGAGAAGTTAAAAGATTGATGCTCTTTGTTCCGCCAAGACATGGAAAATCAGAACTAGGAAGTATAATGTTTCCAGCTTGGTATCTAGGGAAACATTCAGAGAAAGAAATTATAACTTCAAGTTATTCAGCAGACCTATCTCAAGACTTCGGTTATAAGACTAGAAATTTAGTAGACAGCGAAGAATACAAAGAACTATTTGACTCAGAACTAAGAGAAGACTCTAAAAGTAAAGCTAAGTGGCTCACTAAAGAAGGAGGAGGATATACAGCAGTGGGGGTTGGAGGCGCTATCACAGGAAGAGGAGCAGATATTTTGATTATAGATGACCCAATAAAAAATAGAGAAGAGGCGGAAAGCTTAATAATAAGAGAAAAGATTTGGAGTTGGTACACATCAACAGCATACACTCGCTTGGAGAAAGGTGGAGCAGTTATCCTTATTCTTACTAGATGGCACAAAGATGATTTAGCTGGTAGACTTTTAAAAGCTCAAGAAGAAGGAGGAGATAAGTGGGAGGTAATTAAGTTCCCAGCTATCGCTACAGACAATGAGTTATTCAGAAAACAAGGAGAGCCATTGTGGAAGGATAAGTACGATATAGATTCGCTAGAGCAGATTAAAAAAACAATAGGTATATATGATTGGTCAGCACTTTATCAGCAAGAGCCAGTATCAAGTGAGACTCAAGAGTTCAAACAAGATTACTGGAAATATAGAACAATAGATGAAGTGTTAGCATTACAAACAAGAAGGACTCTAACAATAGATACAGCTATAAGCCAAAAGGCTAGTGCAGATAACACGGGGTTTTGTCTAAACTTCACTGATAGAGAAAACAACTGGAATATAAAAGCTTGGAAGAAGAAGATTAGCCCGCTGGAACTGATAGATGACCTGTTCTCACTATGGGAAGCATTCAGACTAGATGAGATAGGAATAGAAAAGACTATTTACTTAGATGTAGTTAAGCCATTCCTAGACCAAGAGATGAGAGTTAGAAACAAGTTTTTAAAAATAAAGGAATTACAACATAATCAAGTGCAGAAAGAAACTAGAATCAGAGCGTTGTTACCTAGATATGAAAGTCACTCAATATTTCACATAACAGGACAATGTTCAGACTTAGAGGAGGAGCAGGTAAGCTTCCCTAAGGGCACACACGACGATGTACTGGACGCAGAGGCATATCAAACACAAATGATAGCCCCGATTAGAAAACCTCTCATAGGAGCATTAGCTTATAAAGAAGAATCATACTCATGAACATACAAGATTTCCTTACAAACTATGAAGATGGGACTGTCCAAATAG